TGCTGTCTCTGGTAATAACATGAAAGTGACTACTGGAGAACACTTTGGAAAATTAACAGCAGGATCTTCTTCCGCAGCAGCAACACTTGATGTTGGTGTGTACGAGATGAATACTGTAGGAAGTGCTTATTCTTTCGAGGAAAGCTGGCTCCAAGGAGATGCTATACCAGCAATAGGATCAGGAGTGGATGTATCAGCAGGTGTTGTGGCTGACATGCCAGCCTTTGGTAACACTGTTGTTACTTCTGGAGGTGTAGCTGGAAATCTTGCTGGTACGGTCACAAGTGCAGGTGTTGTTACGATTACTGCTGGAGGAGCAGGTACTACAGCCACAGGTCAAACAAGTTCAGAGATAACTGTTAAATAGTGCATAAAATATATAAGTTATTATTGCTTATATCCTTTACAGGAACAAGCGTTTCTGCTGTTCCCGTTGTGCCAACCTTTTCAACTGGTACTCTAAACAGCAGACAAGAAACTAAAACTGTAGTCAACGAAACTATCACCTCAGTTGATTACCGTTCAGGGTATGAATACGTTGTCTCAGGTCACAATATAGAGCCAATTGGAACCAATACTATTTCACCTAAAGCTGTATTAAATGCACCTCAAACCGTTGACAACATCACCTTTACATGGACATCAGTAGATGTAACACCAGCAAACAAACCCGATTGGGGTATAAAAACTGCTGGCAACGCTTTTTCATTCACAGAAACACTAGCCAATCCTGGCCTTTCAAATGTAACAACAATAAACCGAACTACTACAACAGAATCCTTAGTCGAATCGGTATCTGTCTTTACTCAATAACATTTAGTCAACCAGTATTTGCAAACTCAACGACTATAGCTTCTCCATCTGCAACATCCCAAGGCTCAGTTATCAATCAAGGTATCCAGGTTCAGTCGGGAAGCTTTATGTTTCAAGAAGTAGGTGATGGAATCCGTTGCAGTGGAACAACTTTAACCATTAATCCCTTCATTTCAAAAGTCAACACTTGGAAAGATCCGTTTGAACCTTATTACCAAGAAAATGTATATGATGACAGTACAGATGATGATGGTAATTTAATCAATCCTGGTGGAGTTTTATATACAAAACCAGTTAGGACAGGGCAAGCTCAAAATAACTTAAGTTTTAATTATGGCATTACAGCTACGATTGCCGTTCCACTAGATAGACGCATGACTAATAACTGCGTAGCTGCTATGAATACAAGGGTAAAGTATTTAGAACAAGCATATAAAGCGAAAAAGCTAGATTACTCTCTTGGACGTTTGAAGGTATGTGCAGAGCAGTTAAAATTAGGTGTTGTCTATGCAAAAGATAGCCCTAGCTATGTTGTCTGTGAAGATGTAAGGCTAGTTAATCCTCCTAATACATTGCCAGATCACACTCACAGTATTGAGGTTACTTCCGAGAGTCTCTCTGATCCTTTTTCCTTTCAGCGAGGGACTTTACAGGAGGTTTCTTCCCCCGAATAGCTAACAACTTTTTAGTAATCTTCTTAGAAAATGATTTAACTTGTCCTTTAACTTGCTTTTGAAAGAACTTCGCTATTGGTTGACCAATTACCGTAACACCAATAACTGACGTAACTGCAATCACAGATGTATTTACTAAAACTGTAGGTTGTGGAGCGTAGTTACCTGCGATCTCTATAGGATTTAACCCCTCCCAAACAATTTCGCATTTATTTGTAAGTTCATCTCTTTTATATCCTTTTACAAGTGCTAATCCTCCTTTACCCATGCTACCTATGGGACTATTTTGCATTTGATTAACAGAAGGACATGGAAGTATATCTGCAATAAACTGTCTATCAATAGTTGGAGGCTTGAAATCTTGTTGCCCTATATCGGTATCTCCCTTTTGGTCATCCTTGCTATCTTCTTTTTCCGCTTCCTTTCTTTTATTCCCTTTTAACTTTGGAATAGGAGGAATTATTTCTGGCTCTTCTGCTTTTACAGGCCCAACAGCAGATAGTCCGTCCCAATCAACAGCCATGCTTTCAAGTGTTGGTACGTTTCCATCGCATACATAAAAATTTCCTTTAGGATCATTAGTAACTAAATTCTTATTTTTTAACGTCCTAGCTCTTACACAGCCAGGCATTTGAATTACTGGAAAACCGATATTGCTAGGTATTTGTGGATTTGATGTGCGGATTATTGTTGTATCAATTGAAGCGTCTGGTATCTCCCTAATTCCAATCTCCTCTATTTCCATTTAGCAGTCGTTCCATTGACCTGCAAGATCACTACTTAAATTACCAACAGCTTTGCGACTTTGACCAAACCAAAGACCTGCGAGAACGGGTCCGACAATTGGGATTCCAGTTAAAGCTGGAGTAACTTGAACAGATCCAGCATCAGCAATTAATTGTCCATTAGAACGTCCCTGAGCCATTTTTTCAATACAGGCAATCTGATCTGCTGTTAATTTGCCTCCATCACCTTTTGGATAAATTGCAAACTGAGCTACGTCCTGTTTATGTGTATATCTCTTTTTAACCCCACCATTAAACGTAGGCTTGGAATCATCAATAATTGTTGTAACTAGCTTTGGATCGTGTTGCTTAGAATTAAACATCCACTCCTCTGCACCGTCAGGTTTAACTTCGCTCCTAATTTGAATTGAACTGTAAGGAGTGCTAGAAAGCTTAGATATGTCAGGTATGCCACTATCTTTACGAGCCAAAAGGTTAAGGCTCATAAAGTTTGTAGCAATTAAACCACCTCCAAGGACTAGAGAAGTTAGACCGTTAAATGACTTGAATTGAATCATTTAAAAGGAAGCACAGAGCCAGTTGATGATGGAACGCTTGGTACTTTTGGCATCGCTCTTTTAACAAGAGAAGGGAGTTGCTTTTGAATTTCATTAGTGACAATATCAGCGAGTTTTCCACGATTAAGATAACCAAAAACCCCGCCACCAACGGCTACTACTAAAGCAGCCGTATTTATGTAAGTCAGGATTTTAAGCATTACTCAGGATTACCAACTTCAGACTTAGCAGCCTCTAATATTTGAATTTGAATGTCTCCAATTTCTTTCAAAATTGGGTTTAGACGTTCTTGATTTTCCTTGTTGATCTGTTCAACTAAAGCATCTTTTTCCGCTTCTTTAGCGATTAAGTTAGATGCAAGATCAGTAGTATTAGACATAAAGAAAGTATATGCCTCCAAATTATAAGGCTAATGTCTATCCCTGACCTGTTCGGCCAGCACTAAGGTTACCTTACTTACTTAAAAAGCTATCTTCCGTAAAGATCATCAAACGGATTGTCTTCGCTTAATTGGGGTGCGCCACCACGACTTAAACTTGCTGGGCTAACAGTAGCCGCCTCGTCAGAAGCTCCATCATTGCAACATAAAAGTACTGTATTTGTTATGGCCGTAAGAGGTGTAGTCGAAGGTGTGAAATTAGAGGTATAAACGGCTGTTCCTTTTACTAATCTAATATTTGACATTTTCCCCTTTGCCCAAACGCCAGAGGGTCTACCTTGTTTACCTATCCATAAATCTTCATTTGAAGAGCATGTGCCTGAAATTGTTCTATTCTCAGGAACGCTAGCACTTCGCCAATCTGGAGTCCCTTGAGCTACACCATCAATATAAAAAGTGACAATATTACTAGCCCTAACACAAGCTATATGATGCCATGAACCATCATTAACATCGACATTATAATAAAATTCGTCAAAGCCACTTCCGTTACCTCTGGCAAAATAAACTCTATTAGCATCACCGAACATAGTTCCTATTCTCCAAGTACCAGTATTTGCATCAAAAACAGATTGTGTTCCAATAATTTGTGTATAAGATCCATGTGACATACCATTCCACCATAGCTCTATAGTAAAATCTCCTGTTCCAAATTGTATATCTGAATGACTGCCCATTTCTAAATAATCGTCAGACCCGTCAAAAAATACGGAATATTTATGAAACGGATTTGAACCGCTTACTAATGGATTTCCATTAGCTGTGATCGTTCCAGGGGTAACTGTTGCAGTTGTAGTAGATGAGGAGTCATTGCAACATAAAAGTTTAGTATTGGTTACGTTTGTTAGTGGTTCAGTCGATGGAGTAAATGAAGAACTATAAAGTGCTGTTCCTTTTATAAATCTAAAATTAGAAATTTTTACATTTGATTCAAAATTAGTATTAGCATCAGCAAAACCAGCAATACAAAATGGATCTGCACCAGTATTTAAAGTTGCTCCACCTGTTGTTGAATTATAAGTTCTAGTTCCATTAACAAAGAAAGAAAAATAACCATTACTATCTTTTTGAGCACATATATGAACCCATTGATTGTTTGAAATTGCACCATCTGAAACATCTTCAACAGTACTCCAACTATTTCCAGCAGTTGCATAATACCAATCAATTGTTTGATCACTCATTGATTCAATAGCAAATTCTCTTGTAGAATTATTATTCGATCCTTTAGCAGCCCAACAGTCATAGTCGTTAGGAGTATCAGCGTTCTTATATACCCAAAATTCCATTGTGTATGTGCTTGAACCTATCTGTAAATCTGAATGGTTTGCTATAGATAACTTGTCTCCTGTTCCATCAAAATCTACTGAATGAGCAGGCCCAATCAAATTAACTCCAATTGTTCTATTTAATGGTCTTGAAGCAGTCTCAGACTCTTGCGTAAGCGTTGACGGGGTAACTGTTGCGGCTAAAGGATTAGAAGCTTGGGCGCATAAAAGTTTTACATTAGATGCCGTTGCACTTTGAGAAGTAGTCGTTAATGGTGCAAAACTAGGAGTGAAATTAGCTGAATAAATTGCTTGCCCTTTTGTCACCCTATAGTTTGAAACTAATGATTTAAATATTGGTGTATTAAAGGCATGAGCACCACCAAATTTACATTCTTGGTTGCCGTAGTCTTGTGTATCAGTTCCTTGTGCGTTAGAACCTGAAACCCCATTTATATAAAGTTTAGTTTGATTTGAACCCGTACCAGAACGAACTAAGGCTACATGAACCCATTTTTCATAAGGAACCTCTGTGTCTGAACTTGGGCCTATAACCTCCCCTACACTATTTGCAGAGCCACCATAATGAACAAGTTGAGTATTGCCGTTAAAATATAAAGTGACATAAGCACCATTAGTTCCATCGGGTCTACCTTCAAATATGACAACATGATTAGTAGGCATTAAGCGAGGAATATTTATATAAAATTCAATAGTAAAAGCACCTGTACCAAAGGCAAAGTCACTAGTTGAAGCACATTTTATTTCGTTGCTAGCTCCTTTAGGAGAGGGATCAAAATCAATCGCAAAAGTTTCATAACTTACACCACTAGCAACAGCCCCTACCCCCAGTAACATCTGCTGAATTGGTGACATAATTAAAAACCTCCTTGTGTGTTAGTTAGTAGGTGTAATTGATTAAGCATCTGTTAGACCCGCTCCTGATATATATCCAGTAGTACTCCCAGTAAAGAAAATTGTAGCCATGCCATATTGACCGAGTTTTTTGTTTCCCGCTGTAGCTGTAGCCGAGTTTCTAATTGACATACTACTAGCAGCAGTAATATTTAAATCACTTGAATTTTCATTAATAATAGTTATTGCATTGCCAGCCGCAAAACCCGCACCGCCAGAAACTTCTATTGTTGACGTTGAACCACTAGCGACAATACATTTACCAATATCAGAAGTTGATGGATTATAAGTAGCACTACTTGACTGAGCATTGACAGGTATATTTCTAAGATCCCCTTTGCTGTCTGATACCGTTCCAGCAAACGTGGCGGCTCCATCAGTAGCAATTCTAAATCGTTCTGCACCAGCAGTATCATCCCTTATCTCAAGTCGGCCATCATTTGAAGAGATATTAGTACCAATTCTGTATGCTTTTGCCGATCCTCCATGATCGTTAAATTTAATAGAAGATTCAGTATCGCTATCAATTTGAAGTGTCGTTGTTGCTCCACCACTGTCTGAAGTTATATTTCCAGCAAACGTGGCGTTTTGTGAGCTATCTACGGTTAAGGCTAATGTATTGGCAGTATGTAACTTTATATTAGTTCCAGCTTGAACAGTATAAAAATCTAAATTACCAGTAGCATGTCTCAATG